AAATGATAAGCGAGTTAAGGGCGGTAAAAAAATGGTTTTAGAAAGCTATTCAGATTACCCTAGTTCAGTAAGTAACAACGCTAAAAGCGGTTTAAAACTAAACGAAGAAGTTAATAATAAATGTGCTACACAAGTTGGCAAAGTAAGAGCGCAGCAATTAGCACAAGGTAAACCAATAAGCAAAGAAACGATAAAAAGAATGTACTCTTATTTGTCAAGAGCTGAAGCGTATTACAAACCAGAAGATACCGAAGCTTGTGGAACTATCTCTTTTTTATTATGGGGTGGCAAATCGGCTAAAACGTGGGCAGAAAGTAAACTTAAACAACTAGAAAATGATTAAGTGGTCTAAGTATTTTACGCCAAGCAAAACAAGTCCTAGAAACGGTCGTAGGGGTTGCTTGTGTAGGGATAGAGATGCTTATTCTATTGAGTGCTGTAACGGTGATATAATAGCACAAGGTATTGGGGAAATGTCTAAAAACGAAAACTTTATACTTTTAGAAAACGGAGATTTTTTACTACAAGAAAATAATTTTAAAATAGAGAGATAATGGCAAACGCAAAAATAAGTGCATTACCAACAGCAACAGAATTACAAGGGAATGAAATAATTCCTTTAGTACAGGGTGGCTTAACTAAACAAACAACTGCTTCTAAATTCAAGAATTACTTTGTATCTACTGATATAACAGCACAGGCTGGAGTTGATGTGGATTTAAACGCTGCTATATATGACGATACTTTTATGTTTAAAATTTCTTGGACTGGTGGCAATGGAACAGCAGTTTATACTTTACCAGATGCAGTAGCACACGCAAACAGAAAGATAAGGTTTATATCTGACAGCACTTTTAACAGTCAAGACCACTTAGACGTTACACCAGCAGCTGGGCAAACACTAGACGGAAGCAGCGGACATTATAGAATAAATAAAGACTATGAAGGCATTACAGTGTGGAGTGACGGTGTGGAATGGTTTATATTACAGAAAAAAGCATAACGAAAATACAAATTAAATTAATCTAAATTATATATAAGTATGAAATCAAACAACGTGATAGAAAAAATCAAAGACGTTCTAAACTTAAACGAGGAAGTTAAGTTAGAACAGGCTAAACTAGACAACGGTACAGTCATTGAGGCTGATGCGTTTGAAAGTGGAAACGAAGTTTTTATCGTTACAGAAGATGAGAAGGTAGCCTTACCAATAGGTGGGTACACATTGGAAGATGGTAAATTATTAGTAGTTGCTGAAGAAGGTCTTATTTCTGAAATCAAAGATGCAGAAGCCGAAGAAGAAACCGAAGAGGTTGAAGAGGTTGAAGCAAAAGAAGAAGAAAAAGAAGAAATGGGTTATGCTACTAAAGAAGAACTAGCAGAGGTTAAAGATATGATTGAAGAAATCAAAGCAATGCTAGAACCAAAAGAGGATTTAAGCGAGGACTTAGGAAACCTTTTAACAGAAGAATTAGCTAAACACGAAAGAGTTGAGTTAAACGAAGTACCTGTTGAAGTACAAGCTGAACTAAACGAGCCAAGTGCCGAGCCTATCGTATCAAATCCAGAAGTACATAAAACAATCTCGAAATTTAGTGTTTCTAAAAACAGAAAAAGCACTACTATTGACCGAGTAATGTCAAGACTAAACAATTAATAACAACTAAAAACTAAATAAAATGAGTGTATCATTAACAACAACTTATGCTGGAGAATTTAGTGGCAAGTATATCGCTGCTGCTTTACTATCTGCTGACACTTTGGATAAAGGGTTAATTACCGTAATGCCAAACGTAAAATTTAAATCTGTTATTCAGAAAGCTTCAACAGATGACATCGTAAAAGATGCAACTTGCGACTTTCAAACAGACGCTGGAACGCTAACTTTAACAGAAGCTATCCTTCAACCAGAAGAATTTCAAGTAAACCTTGATATTTGTAAGAAAACATTACATTCTTCTTGGGAAGCTGAGCAAATGGGATATAGTGCATTTGACAACTTAGCACCAAACTTTGCTGATTTCGTATTGGCTCACGTTGCTGCAAAAGTAGCTGACAGAACAGAAAAAAATATCTGGTCAGGTTCAACTGCAACTAGCGGACAGTTTGACGGTTTCGGAACTTTATTAGATGCTGACGGAGATTTACCAGCTGGACAAGATTTAACAGGTGCTGCTATTACAGCCGCTAACGTTATTACTGAACTAGGAGCTGTGGCAGATGCAATCCCTACTGCTGTTTATGGTTCGGAAGATTTATACATCTATGCTGCTTCTGATGTAATTAGAGCTTACACAAGAGCTTTAGGTGGTTTCCAATCTGGTGGCGAGGGTGCTAACGGTTATGAAAACAAAGGAAACAACCAAGCTTTAGGTTCTTTATTCTTTGACGGTATTCCTGTTGTACCTGCAAGAGGTGCTGCTAACGGTACTATTATCGCTGCTGAAAAATCAAACTTATTCTTTGGAACTGGTCTATTAAATGACTTAAACGAAGTACGAGTAATTGATATGGCAGAGAATGACGGTTCACAAAATGTTCGTGTAGTAATGAGATTTACATCTGGCGTGGCGTATGCACAAGTTACTGACATAGTTTACAGAAAAACTGTATAATAATTAACTAATCAAATTTAAAAGGGTGGGTAAAATTGCCTACCCTTTTTTATTAAAAAAACTATAAAAATATGGGATGCTTAATAACTAGCGGACGTAAAGTGCCTTGTAAATCGGCAGTAGGTGGAATTAAAACTATCTACTTTGCAGACTACGGAACTTTAGGAGATGCGACAATCGTAGCTGGCGAAATTACAGCAGTATCTGGAAGCCCTGTTTGGTTTCAGTTTGATGTAAAAGGTAACAGTTCAATGGAAACTGCTATCACTTCAAGCCGAGAAAACGGAACTACTTTCTATGATACTACACTTAATATGACTTTGACATTTCAAGACAAAGCTACACAGGAAGAACTTAAATTAATCGCACACGCACGTCCTCACGTTGCTGTTGAGGATTATAACGGTAATTTCTTTTTAGTAGGACTTGAAAATGGGGGCGATGTAAACGGTGGAACTATCGTTACAGGTGCTGCAATGGGAGATTTAACAGGTTACACATTAACGGTGAACGCACAAGAAACTGCACCGCCTTACTTTGTAACATCAACTGTAATTACTGACGATGCTTCAGCGGTTCAAATTGACCCAACTGCATAATTAATACTTTTACTTGTAAAATGGGGTTATCTTAACGGATAGCCCTTTTTTTATACCTACACAATACAAAATATTTGTTTTTTATTTATATATTAATATGAAGTTAATTAACACAAGCGGAAACAAAACCTTTAAAATAATTCCAAGAGAATTTACGGTAGGCACTTTGAACTTAAAATTGACAAGCGAAAGTACAAACAAAAGTATTACAGTTAATTCAAATTCTGTAATTGACGGTAATTATATTTCTTTTGATGCTGTTTTCGGTACTTTAACTGAAAGCGATTTTTATATTTTAGAAGTTAGTTATTTAAACAATATAATTTATAAAGATAAGATTTTTTGCACCGACCAAGCTATTAACCAAAGTAATGATGAATATTACAGCGTTAATAAAAACCAATATATAAGTGAAGAAAGTTCGGATAACGAATTTATAATAATATAAATATGAACGATTTAAGAATAGTAAATTTAAGTACTTACACAACTCCAGAAATTGTTGAGAAATCAAACAAAGAATGGGTTTCTTATGGTGAAAATAATAATTACTTTAAGTATTTAATTGACCGCTATAATGGTAGTCCAACAAATAACGCTATTATAAACGGTATTAGTGAGATGATTTACGGTCGTGGACTAGATGCTTTAAATTCAAATAAAAAGCAAGAGCAATACGCTAAAATGATTTCTTTGTTTCATAAAGATATGGTTCGTAAATTATGCTATGACCTTAAACTTATGGGACAATGCGCTATGCAGGTAATTTATTCTAAGGATAAAAAAACAATTGCACGAGTTGAGCATATACCTGTTGAGAATTTAAGAGCAGAAAAATGCAATGACAAAGGAGAAATAGAAGCGTATTACTACTCTGATAATTGGGCAAAGGTTAAGAACGTAGGTCACACAACTAGAATTCCAGCTTTTGGAAGTAGTACTGAAAATATAGAGATTATATACGTTAAGCCTTACAGGGCAGGATATAAG